GTATTTGATTATGTTAATTTTGATAATCTTGTTAAACACTTAGCTGATATAGTGGGTGTCCCGCAAAAAATATTAAAATCACAAAGTCAAGTTAATGCCGAAAGACAACAAGCACAACAACAACAACAAGAGATGCAACAAATGCAACAAGTTCAACAACTAGCGAAAGCAGGAGGAGATATAGCACCATTAGCAAAAGCACTACCTGAAGAAGCAAAAGCGGTAGCCAATGCTGATGTTGCATAGTTATGGGAGAAGCAAATAAAAAACTAGAACAATACGTTAAGAATTTAAAAACAAACTATAAAATGATATTCAGTTCAGACGAAGGTAAACAAGTATTGTCTGATTTAGAAAAGAGATGCCATCATCATACTACCACTAATGTAAAAGGGGATAGTCATGAAAGTGCATATATGGAAGGTCAACGTAGCATCCTTCTATTTATTCAAGCTATGCTACGAAATGATAACGAAAAAGGAAAATAACAATGTCAAATGAACAGACAACACAGCCTTCTGCTGTGCCTGTAGAAACGACAACACCCTCTACAGCACAACCAGAAACAAAAACAGAGACAACTATATCAGCTACTACTGAGCAACCAGCTCCTGTAGCTAAATCTTGGAAAGACGCAATTTCTCAAGAGTATAGAGATGACCAAAACATTCAAAAGTTTACAGAAATAGATGCGTTAGCTAAAAGTTATATTAACGCAACAAAAATGATTGGTCAGGATAAAATGGTTATCCCAAATAATAACTCAACAGAAGATCAATGGAATGAAGTTTATACAAAATTAGGCAGACCAGAATCTGCAGAAAAATATAAACTAGAAGCTAAATCTGATGTTGTTCCTATGGATGAGGGTGCAATTAAATCCTTTGCCGATCAATCGCACAAATTGGGTTTGAATAATAAACAAGCTCAAGGCATATTGGAATTTTATAAAAACAGTATGGAAGGTACAGCTAAACAAGCTCAAGTCGATACTGAAACTGCACAAGCTCAAGCTACTCAAGAGTTAAGACAAGAATGGGGTAGAGATTTTGAAGCTAAAATAAAACAAGCAGGAGCATTAGCTCAAGCTAATATCAATGCAGATGTTTTAGATATGACACTTCAAAATGGAACAAGGCTTGGAGATCATCCTGATATTATAAAAGGATTTGCAAAGATTGCAAATATGATGTCTGAGGATAAAATTGTATCAACTGAAAGTGAAAATGTTAATACAGTTAAAGATTTAGAATCTGAAATAGCTAGTATTATGAATAATCGTGAAGGACCTTATTGGAATAAAAAACACCCCGATCACGATAAATCGGTGCAACAAGTTTATACTTTAAGAGAAATGGCTAATAGTAATAAATAATTTTAAATCCCTTGTATTATGATTAAATTTAATATAAGGGATTTAGTATAAGACAATTCGATAAGAACCTTATTGATTGCAAGAAATAATACTGCGGTCTAACAGACCTTAAATGCAAGAGATGCCTGTTTATCAAACGGAGAACTTTTCTGAATTTTTTAATAATAACAATAATAATGGAGACACAATATGTCATCACAAATAACAACAGCATTTGTACAGCAGTATTCTGCTAACATTCAAATGTTGTCTCAACAAATGGGATCATTATTAAGAGACAAAGTCAGAGTTGAAAGCGTTGTAGGAAAAAATGCTTTTTTTGACCAAGTCGGTTCAGTTACTGCTCAACTTAAAGTAAGCAGACATTCGGACACTCCTCAAATAGACACTCCTCACTCAAGAAGAAGAGTATCTCTTGCGGATTACGAATTTGCTGATCTAATAGATCAAGAAGACAAAGTACGTCTTTTAATTGACCCTACATCAACTTATGCTCAAGCCGCTGCTATGGCAATGGGAAGAGCTATAGATGATGTGATTATTGCTGCTGCAACTGGTACTGCCTTTACAGGTGAAACTGGTGCAACATCAACTTCAGCTCAAACAGCAATTGCTGCTGGTGGAACTGCGTTAACTATTGCAAAATTAAGAACTGCTAAGCAGACTTTTGATTTAGCTAATGTTGACCCTTCGATCACTAGACATATCGTTGTTGGTCCTGAACAAATCAATAATCTCTTAGGAACTACTGAAGTTACAAGTTCAGATTTCAACACAATCAAAGCATTGGTTAATGGTGAAATTGATACGTTCTTAGGTTTTAAATTTACTACATCAAATAGACTTGCAAAATCTGGTAATGACAGAACTTGCATAGCATTCGCAGAAGATGGAATCACTCTAGGAATCGGAAAAGATATTTCCGCAAGAATAGACGAAAGAGCTGATAAATCTTATGCCACTCAAGTGTACTACTGCCAAAGCATTGGTGCGACTAGAATGGAAGAATCTAAAGTTCTTGGTATAGTATGCGTGGAAGCGTAATTAATAATTAGACATATAGGAGAAAAATAATATGGCTGTAACAACACAAAATAGTACTGAGTATGCTGCTACAATAGCAACTCCACTAGTTAAAGCTGGTGCCAGAAGTAATACTGGTAAACTAAGAACACTAGCATTTTCTTTTAATCAAGATGGTGTTGGTGATGCTGGTTCAAAAATCGTGCTGGGAAAACTTCCAGCAGGTAGAGTTAAAATCATAGGTGGTTTATCTAGATTTTACTGTAACATTGTTGCTAGTTCAGCGACAATCGATATTGGATGGCAAGCCTACAATGATACTTCAGGAACAGCAGTTACTGCTGATCCAGATGGTATGGTTGATGGATTAGATGTCGATACTGTCGGTTATCAAACTATGGAAGGTAATACTGCTGCAACTAAGTTGCTTGGTGGTAATCATAAATTTGATAGTAATGACGGAGTTGTCATTGAAATTACAAGTGTTGCCGCACTTGCTAATGACGATGATGTAGACGGAGTAATAACTTACATAGTAAGTTAATAAACAAAATTTTAGGCGGGAAGCGGGAGACTTAATCTCGCCTAAAGTGCATGAAACAAATTAAAGATTTAAAACCTGTATTACATTTTAAAAAAAACGATTATGTTTATAGGTATGTGTTAGTGGACCGCTTTAAAAATGATGCTAAGTATCATTATGGTTTTGACACAAAAGAAGAACGAACAGAAGAAGAAATATTTGCCTTATTAAAAGATAGACAAATAAGAAGAAAATATATTATAAAGGATTGATATGGCTTATAAAAAAAATTCATTAGTAGCAAATATTAATAAAAGAAAAAAAGCAGGAACATCAAGACCTAAATCAAAATCAACAGTTTCTAAAAAATCATATTCAGCTATGAAAAAAGGATGGAAATAGATGGCATCAGTAGTTGGAATTTGTAATGGAGCATTAAATCAATTAGGGGGAACAACAATTCTTTCCTTAACAGAAGATTCAAAAAACGCAAGGCTTTGCAATTCAAGATACACACAAGTTAGAGATGCCTTATTTAGAACACATCCTTGGAATTGTTTACAAAAAAGAATTGCTATCGCAGCAGATGTTGCTACTCCTGCTTGGGGTTTTTCTTACCAATATACTTTACCTGCTGATTGTTTAAGATTACTTAGAATATTAGATTACGATTCAAATTATAAAGTTGAAGGTAGAAAAATATTAAGCAATACATCAAGTATGAAAATTTTATACGTTGCACGAATTACAGATCCTAATGAGTATGATGAATTATTAAGAGAAACATTATCTTCATCTCTTGCTGCTGATATGGCTTTTTCAATTACTTCTAACAATAACACTACTCAAAATATGTATGAGTTATTTAAAGAAAAATTAAGAGATGCAAGATTTGTAGATTCAACTGAAGGACAAAATATAGATCAAGACCTTGGCATGACAGATGTTATTGATGCTGGGACTTTTATTAACTCAAGGTATTAATTCATGGCTAGAGTTGCAGTTCAATTAACGAACTTTACGGGTGGTGAATTATCTCCACGATTAGATGGAAGAAATGATCTTACTAAATATTCTTCAGGTTGCTCAACCTTAGAAAACTTAGTTGTCTATCCTCATGGAGCTGCTGCAAGACGACCAGGCTCAAGTTTTGTTGCCGAAGTTGCAGACAGTGATAATAAAACAAGATTAATTCCTTTTGAATTTTCAACAACACAAACTTATATGTTGGAGTTTTCAAATTTAAAAATAAGATTCTATAAAGATAATGGTTCAATTTTAGAAGGCGATAAAACAATAACAGGAATTACTCAAGCTAATCCTGCTGTGGTTACTTCTAACTCACATGGTTATTCTAATGGAGATGAAGTTGTTATTACTGCTGTCGTAGGAATGACACAGGTTAATGGTAAAAGATTTTTAGTTGCAGGTAAAACAACAAACACTTTTCAATTAACAGATAAAGATGGAACAAATGTAAACAGTACAGGTTATACTGCTTATAGTTCAGCAGGAACAGCTAATAAAGTTTATGAAATTGCTACTCCTTATACAACAGCTCAACTGTTTGATATTAAGTTTGCACAATCTGCTGATGTTATGTATATTACGCATCCTTCTCACGAAGTAGAAAAACTTTCTCG